AAGCATAGGGATAGTCTGTTTATTATACTGACTTATTAATTGCTGGCCTATTGGTGAATTGAACGGATCTGTGACTAGTTGATTACCAAGCGAAAGGTTATTATTAAGCGTTGCCGCTTGCCCCTGCTCGAATATAGGGGTGTTATAAAAACCTCCCTCACTACCAGTCCAGAAACTATGTTTAGGCTGTTGAGTAAATTGAGGAGAATCTGCATACATTGGCATTCCTCCCGGCTGTTGCTGATAATTTGCCTGAGGTGCTGAATTTCCATTTCCATAACCACCCGCCATTTGAGCTCCCACGGGACCTAGAAGATATTTTAGTGGGTTTGGCATAGTTATTTCTCCTTAATTATTAACATTATCATATACATGACCGTACCATTAATTCTTTAGATATTCGATGATGATATAGGTAGTCGTATAGCCTATCCATGTTGCTGAATTTGTAGTTATATTCACGTTCGTACCATCTACCGATAACTCAATGTTATTGTTACTAGCCGATGCATACGGTATAGGTATTCCGTTTAAGGTGGTAGGATTTGTTGCAGCGCCATATATCCGCGTAAAGGTGGTAGTGGAAGTGACATTTATGCCATGGGCTACCGACTTAGTGGTGGCATTAGGTAATGCACCAAAGATAACGACTACCCTAAAATCTTGCCTTGGTACTGGTGCCGAACTCGTACGAGAACTCTTCAACGGGTTAGGAAAAAATATCTGTCCGTTAACAAACTCAGTGTTTGTATAGTAATAACCTGAGTCTTTTGTGCTCAATACATTAGCCATAAGGTTAAGGTTCTGATACAGACGTATCAATAATTCCTTAAATTCAGGCTTAGTCACATCTATTTTCTCTAACTCAGACGTATCCCAAACATTGGTAGTGGGGGTAAAAGAACCTACATTACCACTCAGTATATTGATCGCCATTATTGTAGCCTTGCAGAAGTAGCTTGCGTGTGTAAAATCAATCCTTCAATCTCAAAATCAGAGAAAGCAATTGGTATGCTCAACATTTGTGCATCACTCAGCGTGATGTTTATCTGTACTGCTTCTCCCTGTGTTTGGAAATAGACCGGATGCCATAGCAATGTCTGAACAGATTCGATCGGTACATTCACATAAGGAAACATTTCCAATACAGAAGATCCCATAATAGTACCAGTACCAGTGCCTTCAGTTATCATTGATAAGGAACTATAAGAAGGATAATAGTCTACGGTTACTTCCCCAGCAGTAGTTTTAAGGACATTAAAATCTATTTTAGCTAAATAGAAATCACGTCCTTGATCTACGTACGGATTCCATTGCTTAGACAAGATGTTTATTTGTGAAACCCTTGATACAAATGCACCCCCAAAATAAGTACCTACTAAGGTAGCGGGATTTATAAACACCGTGTTACTACCAAGAACCTGCTGTATTTTAAATATAAACGTTGGACTATGTGTAGGGTCTAAAGGATTTAAAATTACCTGTATAAGATTCTGTAAATAGATAAAGTCATTAACCTGAAGCGTATGATCTATAATAGTTAAATTTAAACCCGTACCATTTACCGTTATATTAGTGAGTTGCATGACTGCAGCATTCATAGAATTATCAGCTTGAACAAGAAAGACAAATCCTTCCTGGTTACCGGCTATAACCTGTCTTGATTGTGCTTCAAGAACCCCACTGTCCCAGGTCATATTTGCAGTTTCCCATGTTATCAGGGCATCTTGCCATATAAGATCATTCTGTTGTTCAAAATAACCAAAGACCGTTATACAGTCATCGTTGAAAGACCAGGAATTATTACGATAATTATAGACTAAGACTCTATTGGGATATGTATCATTTGTATTCTCATCAATAGAAGGGAACGCCCAATATACCATTTCAACTGAGTAATCTCGTGTACCAGAAACACGCGTAGTGCCTTTATTCTGAGTGTTAATCTGGAATATCTGATCCGGGATTTTGGTATCAATACGTTCTACGTTTGAACCGTTACAAGCGTGTATCCCGGTATTTCCTACGGTCAGTATAATTTTATCGAATGGTACCGTTGAATTTGGTGCTTCAGAACCTAACTCAGTATTCAATTTTTGCCATACGAAAGGACCTATTTGGTTACCAGTGTAGGCTAACTCCCAGGTACTTCTTTCAAAGTATACAATCAGGCGATCTTTTATAAATTCTGCACTTACAATCTGCTGTTCTGTAGTGGCATCAACAAAGCCACCGCCATTGCCTTCACTCGTAGCTGCACCAACGGTTAATATTTCATTACCTTCTAAAAATGCAAACGGGGCAAAGTCAGAACCTACCGTAACATTTGATAGTGGTGATCCGTAATGAGAGAACCTACAACGATTAACAAAGGGCGCATTGACCATTGTTGTGCCATTAAATTCAATAGTATTAAGCAAAAGAAGTCTATTTTGAAAGATAACGACTATACGAGCAGTCTGAACAAAGCTCCCATCAGAAAGAAATACCGTATAGGGGGAAAATGGAGCCCACTGTGGTGTTAGACTATTCGAATAAAACCACATAGGGTCATCGGTAACACCTGGAACTCCAATAGTTGCATTAAAATTGGTAACAAACATCGCAACTTCATCATTGGTGTTGGCATCCCAGTTAGTAGTCCAGAAGAAATTAAGATTGGTACCATGCCAAACCCCCTCCCCTGATTGCTGCCATTTACCACCAACAAATGTATAGGCAAATCGGGTATCAAATCCCCATGCTACTTGATTGTTGATAGATCCTTTCTCATACAAAGAAAGACCCATTACGGGAAGAGCGGGATAAAATATAACTTGTGTTGTTATCGGTGCACCAGTAATTACAAATGCCCCTGTAGTCGTATCAAAAGTAGAATTAGTTAAGACTCCGTCATTCCTCAACATAATGCCTGGGTTTCCGAGAACATCAACGGTAAAAAATGAGCTCCCAACTGAAAACGCCTGTCCTATTGCAGGAGTAACCGTAGAAGGAATAGTACCGGAAGCGTTTCCCGATCCACCAGTGATAATTCCTGATAAGGGTATGCCTAATCTAGATCCTAACGCTTGCTGGAGAAGATTAGTACCTGTAGCCATATATTCAGAACCAAATCGCTTTCTAACCCGTCCTCTGAATACATAGGCATTATTAAGTTCAGCAAATGCTTGGTCTGGAATTATCCAAGGCCTCAAATCTGTCTGAAGGCCTATATCAAGAGGCGCGATAAGAAAACGATCCATTGGCATGTTAGAATCCTATTGATACAAAGAAAACATCCACAGATCCGTTATTAGGAGTTCTAATTGCGCGAGCATATACCTGAAATGTAGTGGCCGTTACATTGCCAACACAAATAGTTGTATTAAGGTCTCCTAAAGAAGGCCCTGCATTAAAAGTTTGATTTGCTTGTACTGCAAATACCTGGGTAAACACAGGAATATTAGCAGCCACGTTATAAGTAACAGTGCGCAACGTATTCCTTGCAGTATTAAACTTTCCCCATTTTATAAGAATCCCAGAGGGTAAGTAGGTCCAACCACTTGATCCAAAACCAGGAGATGAACTGGTACTGAGAATTGAGGCAGTCATCGGAATTTGAACGGATCCTGCGCCTGATCTTTTATTAATAAAAAGCTCGTTAACTGCAGTAAGAGGAAAGGGAGCGGCGGGAACTTTATTATAAAGTCCTTCTTCTGTTGCTGCAAAAACAGGGGCTACTGATTGCACAGGGAATGTTACAAAATTATGTTTTCCAAAATCAACTCCATTAGCAAAATCGACATGATTAACATCTACAAGCGCTTTTATGGCTTGAAAGTTTCCCTGGATGTCGGACTGTGATTGCGATAACTGGTCTGTTGCTAGTGGTATATTTGGTTGATATGCCATTACTAAAATCCTTTTTAATTAAAATAATCCGAATCCGCCAAATCCACCAGTAAAACCAGTTCCTCTAATACTCTCGGTATATATAGTAGCAGTACGTTCATTAGTATATTGCACAATAGTACGCCTCAAGCATAACCTTTCCTGCATTCTAAATTCAGGATCGATCATCTGTACTGATTCTAAATCCATACGATCTTGGAAGATTTTACGCGCCGCTCCATAGGCTATATACTGCCACCATTCCTCTAGTTCAGGACTCTGATTGAGTTGAAGCAGTGCGGTTGGCCGTTGGTAAGCCTCAAATTGAATTCTGTAAGGCTGATCGGGTACAGGCCGCAAAGTAAATACATTATCGTAGTACATTAGTGACTGCGGTAACGATGTAATTACCGGTACAACTTGACTATTGATCGCTACGCCTGACTCGGGAGGCGCCGTAAAGGTAATGGTGAAATTACCATTGAAGTAGTTAATATTGTTCGTAGGGTCTAATACCGTAGGCGGTGTTGTAGGTAAGTTACTCGGATCATACAGATTACCTAAGATGGTCTGGAATCCTGTTGTAGGATCTACTAGTGGGACATCCTGTAAGGCAATACCTATACCATTAGTGCCGATAGAGCTAAACAAAACCTGATTCTTAAGCAAAATAGAAGATTGCTGATTAACTTGAGGATTAACTATATTCTGCTGGAAGTTTATAGTTCCTGTAAATGTCTGTGTTATTCCATTTCCCGTCGGTCCAATAGACGAAATAAAGTTTGTTTTTGGGTAGATACCGAAAAACTGCTCTCGTGATTGCGTGTAGAACGAATGGTATCCTGCAATATATACGGGATCTGCAATGGAGATAAAGTTGTTTTGGAAGTTATACAACTGATTAGTTGTAGCACCAGCAAAAGAGTCAGTATCAGTGAAATACTCATCTTGGAAAGCATTGCATACAAAGGTAAAGGTTGTTCGCAAGTTGAACATTCGCAATTGTTCAGGGAAATCATAGACCACAAACGTATTTATATAATTGTTTAAATCATCATCACTCAACTGGGCTGTAGAAGGAGAGCGAGTTAGCCTCCTCACCTTTATCTGTATTGCCTCTAGAGTGTTCGTAGGGGCTACAATGGGCATATTATACTCCTTGCTCTTCGAGCTTCGAAGAGCGTAGTAGGGCTATGTTGCACTATATGGCAATACATTTTGTACGGCCGAATCTAAATTTAAATTAGTCTCACCAATGGGCACTGACAATGCGCAGGTATTTACTTGTGGCAATGGACTAACCGGAATAGAAAATGGCCCAAATAATGTCGAATCAAAAGGCAAAGTAAATGTAGTAGCACTCGTCACCGTTAAAGGACCAAATAATTGGTTAGCTTGCTGCATGCCTACTGACTGCGGTAGATCTAGACGGACAATGCATCCATCAAGATAAAGATGTGCGAATGTAGTAGTTACTTCTAAAGGATCAGACTGACTTATAGCAGATACAATACGCATGGCAGGTAAGAATACCGGTCTTTCAATAGCAACGCACTGTGACACTACATACTCCTTTTTACATTTTCGCCATGGATACTACTTCTATTTCCGGATATCCATTTGGAGATAGATCTTCTATATCAACAAACTCAAGGTGGTGGAAACCAGCTCTACGAACTTTTTTACCAATGATCTGGCTGCTTTTACCATTTTCTTCAACTCTATGTTCATGAATTGGATACCACATATTTTTGTTGAGATGCTTTGCAGCACCTAATGGTAATGTATACACTTCCCCATCTAAGAGAGAATATTTAACAACCGGATCACCATCATGTAGTTTTAGACTGAATTCCAACATGCCTCCTGGTAATTCATAGTACTTGAACATACCTTTAACCGGCTCTCTATCTTTTTCACGTAAATATTTAAGATCTATTTTTTTCTTGCTTGTTTCTTTTATTTCTCTAAAAGATTTAGATGAAGATACGGATTTCTCTGTATTCGATATTTGTTCTGTTGTATTTTCTTTCATTACTATTCCTTTTTGTAGGGGCGGCTTCATTTTTTAGAAGCCGCCTAGTTATTTAATTATAGGCCGCCGTATGTCGATTTACCTGCAACCCAATAAAGAGTATCCGGTGAACTTATGACGCCAGCATTGCTCGTAGCACCACTACCTGCAGGCCCAATGATAGGTGTCCCTAATGCAGTACCGTTACCGCCACTACCAAGAATC